GAATTAGGTTTTACCTTTCGAGGTTTAGGAGCGGTATATAAATTTGAGCCCTAATGAACCCCAAGGACAATTGGGAGTTTATCTTATTTAAGGAGTGATATTATGAACAGAAATCAAGCATACTATCGCGAACAGAAGGAACGTGCCGCAAATCGTAAGTACAATATTTTAAAGAAACTTTATGGTGAAGACTCAGCTCAAAACTTTCTTAAAAATGGTAGTAAAAATAGTTTGTCTAAATTAAAAATTCATTGCTCTTGTTGGATGTGTCAAAAAGGGGAACCTTGCACATATAAAAGAAAAGAACTTGCTGACAAACAAGCTCTAGATGAATATGGATTTTGATAAACTATCGCCAGGGAAATGGCTATAACTCTCCCTGCAAATACACAATAGGACTTTAGTCCGGCGGTTTTCTATATATGGTTCAGTAGCTCAGTAGCGTAGAGTGCCGCCCTGTCACGGCGGAGGTCGAGGGTTCGAGTCCCTTCTGGATCGCCATTGTCCTGGATGTTTGACACCAAACCATCCCGTCTAAGGCAGACGTTAAATCACCCGTCTAAGGCACGACGTTAAATCACCCGAGGTCCTCTGTCCTGAGCATGACTAAAACTGCTCCGCGTGGATTCGTAGCTCAGTGGTAGAGCAGCCGGCTGTTAACCGGCAGGTCGTAGGTTCAAATCCTACCGTGTCCTCCATTAGTCCGAAATGACGATAAACTAATACGTAGGGTTAGCGAAGTTGGTATCGCGCTAGTGCTGGATACTAGAGATCCTGGGTTCGACCCCCAGACCTTGCACCATTTCCCCATAGGCAGTCCTTCACGAAGACTCGGCCTACCAGCTGTAGAGATACAGGAGTCTGAGTGAGCAGTTTGCAGGGTGTCTGTCCAAAAACCCTCACACTATGGAGCGTTTGATCCCAGCGGGGCGGGAAACAGTCTTGAAAACTGTCAGTCATTGAGAGGTGACTTGTGAGTTCGAGTCTCACACGCTCCTCCAGAGTCCGAGAGGACGTTAAACTACCCCCTTAGCGCAAGGGATTTACGGATAGACGAAGAGGATACCGTATCTTAAAGGCTCTTACTACTTTCGGTGGATGTGGTAATAACCGACGATGGCAGTATCGTAAACTGCCTAATTATGCTCGATTAATTCAGCGGGAGAAGGCTTCCCTTACAAGGAAGAGGTCGTTGGTTCGAATCCAACATCGAGTAGACTCCAAATAAGTGCCTTCACGTGGCGGAGTCGTTAAGTATTTAATACGAACTGAACTTATGAAAAAAAGAAAGGAGTCGTTTATGTTTATGCTCTTGTGATGCAATTGGCAGACATACTGTTTTCAAAAATCAGTAATTGTGGGTTCGAATCCCACCGAGAGCACCATTAGGCGATACCTGTTGTTCGGGTCCGAAAGGGTACTTCCCCGTAGTTCGTTTGTGAGCTACAAGTGTGAGAAGGCTATGGGAGAAATCGTCTTTATTATGCTCTCGTATCCCAACTGGCAGAGGAGCTGGTCTTAGAAACCAGATGTTGTGGGTTCAACTCCCACCGAGAGTACCATTATTCAAAAAAGAGAAAAGGAGTGGAGTGTTATTAATATCTATGCACGAGAAGGAGATCAAGTTAAGGTTACTCAAGAGACCGCTTTGTGTGGTTACACCAGTGACAAAGAGCAGGTTGCGAAACTTTTAGAAATTGAAAAAATCTATACCGTAGACTATACTAATGTAGGCGGATCACATACTGATGTTTATTTAGAGGAATTCCCTTCTGAAAGTTTCAATAGTGTTAACTTTGTTGATGTTAAAGAACCTTTGGAAGCAAATCTCAGAGTTCTTCTATTGGGTTGTCATGATTCTACTCTTGTTGAAATTGGAGCAACTCCAGAGCAAATAGAGTTCTTAACAGAGTTGTCCGAGAAAATTAATGAGACATCTACTCTTAGCTGTATGCCTAAACTTCATATTAAAATAATTGAGGAGTAACCCTCCGGGGCCTTGTGGAGAATACCCACAGCATGGTGTAGCTAGAGCACCCGACTCTTGCGAGAGTCGTCTTTATGGGTTAGTAGACCAACGGCAGAGTCATCCGGTTTAAGCCCGGTCCAGTAAGGGTTCGAATCCCTTCTAACCTACCATTACCTAATATACCCAAAAGGAGATCAACATGAAGAAAAACATTGAAAGAAAAGTAGAACTTGGTTTTAGATTTAGCGACATTATCTCAAAAGAAGAGCAGTTGATTATGAAAATGGCGGTTTCCAATAAGCAGTATGATCTCAACAAGTCCGAGTTTGAGGCGGGTAAAAGACTCCATAGAATGTCTAGCCCTATGTCCAAAGCGGGTCTGAGAGTTGTTGCTAATGTAACCAAACAGACTTGGATTGACCAGAAGGGCAAACCCGTAGACTGTGCCAAGGATATGGCGAGACTTAGAGATTAAAGGAAAGGTGGTTCGCCACCTTATTTTTATAACCACAATTGTCTGAAAATTCGCCGACCACCAAAGTTATATAGAAGTGATATAAAAACCTTTTTGAATATTTGACGCAGGCCTGAATTTATGGTATAATTAGTTATAAGAGAAAATAAAGGAGAGATGAATAATGAGAATGGAAGTAATATATGAACTTCAAAGTCGAGGAATAAGACAAGTTACCGGTTGCATACGGCCTTTTTCTGGAGAATACGCTTATTGGATAGAAGCTACCACTACTAATGTTGAATTTAAAGATGTCCCTTCTGGATACTCATCTACGGCAGCCTCCGTTCCAGGTATTGAAGAAATTAAGAAAATGAAGAAAGAAGCAAAAGAAGCCTTAGTTTTGAATATATTAAAAGAAAAGGAACGCAGAATCAGAATCCAAACAGTTGAAGAAATCTTAGCACCCGATATAATCGAGATATAAGAAAGGAGACTAACTAATGGGAAAGAGAAAGAAGAAAGAAAAAGTAATACACCTTGGAACCATTAGCGTTCTATCTCAAATTAAGGCATCTCAGCCTTGGTTAGGGAACGAAAGAAGTGCTACACACGGTTCTAAAAAGGATTATAAACGCAAAGACAAACACCCCAAGAGAGATCTGTGGGGTTAATTGTCTTGCGTATTTTTTTTGCGTAAAGGAGGATATAAAAATGAGAGATTTAAGTAAGTTTCATGGGCATAGAAATGGAAATCAATTTACAAAAGTAGAGGGTAATACAATTTATATAATGGAAGATATAATAAAGAAAGGTTTTTTTAAAGATAAAAAAGATACTATAATTATTTCTTTTTTTATTACAGTATTTGCTTCAGACAGTTCTATTGAAGAGTGGTTAGCTGGGTTTAATTTAAATTAGGGAGGATATAATAATGAAAGTAAAGTTTAAATATTGTATACAGAAAGATGAAATAAAGGGCCAGGTAGACCTTATGGTATATTCCCAATACTGGGTTGAGGCATCGTGTAAAGTTAATGATCAGATTCTAGTAGCAAACTCTACTATTACCCCGACAAAAATGTCCCCAACTCGTGCTAAAAGTTACAAAGAAGAAGCTAAGCGAAAACTGATTGAGAAAATTAATAACCAAACATTCGAAGATGAGTATATAAAACAAATAGACAGAATCCTGGGGGAGGAAGAGGTTGAGATATGAAGCCAAAAAGAAGAATAACATCTATATATAACAAACTATTAAAAGCAGAGCAGACGGAGGAAACTTTGTTAGTTCTGCAGATTCTTGGGTGGGTATTAGAGGATAATGATTTAGACTTCGAAGATATCGTATCAGGTATCAAAGAGCCGGCGCCTAGACTATCCACAGACCTTTTCGCGTATGATACAGTACAAATGGTTTGGGCTATGAAGAATCCCTATAACCATGAACAAGTGTTCATTGTGGATCGAGTGCCTGATTATACACCTAAGAGTTGGTGGGAGTTAATAGATATAAATGAAATACAAGAAGAGATTATTGTAGAAGTAGATTATCTTAAGGTGCGCGATCATCTAAAAGGGGATAGTATCTCATGGGTTGAAATTCCCTGGTGTTTCCAAAAATATAGAGAATTCTTTAGGAAACAGCTTGAAGCTGAAACCTATCTATCCAAGTTTTTTACAATAGATTATCACGACAGGTGGGAAGTAACTGCTATAGAACGGCGAGCCTTTCAGCAGCGCACAAATTGCAACTCGAAAGCTCTTCGAGAGAAACTTGAAGCAGAATACAACGCTGACTGGATCTATACTTACAAAAACAAAGGAGAACGAATATGGGTAATGAGAAAGCGTCCAATAGAATAATCGTCCTAGTTGGACGTTCAGCCGCGGGTAAAGATAGTGTGGCTAGCGCCCTTAGTCAGAGACATCCAGAACTACACCGAGCAATTTCCACAACTTCTAGACCGATTAGAAGCGGCGAACAGAATGGTCTTGACTACTACTTTATTTCCAAAGAAAAATTCGCAGAAAAAAGTATGCAAGGAAAATTTTGGGATGAAGTTGTTTATCACGCATATAAGGATAATAAACTTGAAGATTGGTATTATGGTTTAGAAAAAGATAAAAACAATCTTCTTAAAGATAATTTTATTATCGCGTGTGATCTACCTCGATTAAGGCAATTAAAAGCCAGATTGGGAGATAGAGTAGTGTCAATTTATATAGATACTCCCACAGAACAAAGGAGACTAAGAGCAGTAGCTCGAGAAAAAAAATTCAATATAGTCGAATGGGAGAGAAGAGTATCAGATGAAAATTATGTATTCAAAGGTATCGAGAAGGAAGTTGATTATATTGTCAAAAACGATATTTTAGAAGAGTGTTTAAAACAAGTAGAAAATATTTATAAGTGGCACGCATAATATTGAATCAGATACCACAAATTTACTTAAATAAAGGAGTGGCGTATGAAGAAAATATTAATAGGCGTTCTGTGTTTATCAATGTTGTTAGTTTTAGCAACAAAAGAGGAAACGATTGGTAGCGCAATGGAAAAAAATGCAGAACTAATACAACCTTGGAAAGTAGCTGATCCGTTTTATCATATTGTTGAAATGAATCAACAAAATATGGAACTGGAATTAGCCCGAGCCGAGAGAGAGAAGGAAGCAGAGATTGAAAGAGTGCGGCTAGAATTAAAAGCAAAAGAAAAAGCTGCGGCAAAAGCCAAGGAAGAAGCGGAGGAAGTTAAGAGAAAAGCTGAGGAATCTAAGAAAAGTGTTAAAGCTGAAAATTTTGATAAAAATCAGTCCAACACAAAAAAATTCAAAGTTAGTTTTTACACAGCGCTTCCAGGAGAAAATGGTGGTCACGGATTAATGGCGAATGGGGAATCAGTAGTAACTGCTCGAAATGTAGTTGCTAGTAATTATTATCCATTAGGAACTAAAATCTATTTAGAAGGCTGGGGAACTATGACAGTCTCAGATAGAGGCGGCTCACACTTCGACAGTTCGGATCGATTAGACATTTTAGTAACAAGAAAAAGTGGTGAGTCTGACTCCCAATACAAAGCAAGAGCAATGCAATTAGGTCGCCAAACTATTTCAGGTTATATTATAAAATAATAAAAGAACCTCTCAATTCGTTGAGGGGTTTTTGACATATCCGAAGAAATATGATATAATTAGTTATAGGGAAAAAAACAAGGAATCCCTGAGATACGTTAAGAATGGGAAAAACAAACTTGACGCATGATTAAAATTATGGTATAATAAGTTATAGGAAAAAAAGAAAAGAAAAGAGGAGTGCATTTATGAAGAGAATAGAGGTACTAGATTTAGATAAAACAGCAAAAGGTATTTGTGATTTATACAAATCAGAGGGGGTTGAGAAAATCTCCCTTAATCTTGTTAGAGAACTTTTAGATGTATGGGCAGTTGAGAAATACCCTATTTTTGAAAAATTTGGTAAAAAACTTATGATAGAGAGCGAAGAAGAAACCTCTACGACTTTAGATATAGAAAAGAGTTTCTTCGACTCTTGCGAATCATATTCTAGTAAACATTTTGAAAAATCATTAGGCAAAAAATCCCCAATTGAAGCAGAAGAGAGAAAAAAAGAGCAGCACTCAGCCATTGGCGGTATTTTTGCAGGTTTAAAGTATGTTTACTCTTCTATGATAGAGAATGTTCTCGAAAATAAGGCTCTGAAATCAGAACACGAGCTTAGACAATTTTTAGCAAATATTTCAAGATACCAATTTATAAGCCCTACTCCAGAAAACTACGAAAAAGCTATGAAACAATCTAAACTAACAAGACAAATTTACTTCATGGTTAAGGATACTGGCGGTCTATGCTATCTGCCTGATTGGTACTCTAAAGAAGACCAAGTGAGAAGAGCTCAAGAGCACAAATCTTATATAGAAATGTTTCCAGAGGCTTTTAATATTGCTCTTTCAGAGGTTAAACAAAACCTTATAACCGGACCACAGAGTAATAAGTTTGTTATGTCTATTCACCCTTACGATTTTGTAACAATGTCTTATAATACCATTGGGTGGAGATCATGTGTTCATCCGAGTGGAGAGTACGCAAAAACAGCTTTTGCTGTTATGACAGATAAAACTACTTTTGTATCTTATATACCGACCTCTAAGTTTACTTCTAACGGACTTGCAGCTTTTATTAATAATAAAAAATTTAGAGCTTTAAGTCATTTTGTTTTAGACTATTCCTCAATTTTACTAAATAAGATTTATCCTTCTGATTTTAGAAGTTTTTCTAAAGTTGCGGAGCAAGCTATAAGTCATTTAAATCTTTTCGGAGAGGAAGTTAAAATAGCTGAGTATAGCACTATGTATTCTGATTTCTCTGGGTATGGTAATGGTAGCATGTATAATGATTTAGATAGAGATTCTGCAGACCTTATAAGACCTCTGTCTCATTATTTAGTAGACGCTATCGTACCAGATGTTGAAATCGGAAGAGATGTTCCATGCATGTGCTGTGGAGAAAATGGAGAATACGAGGACTCAGAATCTGATTGGATATGTAAGGTTTGCCGATATGGAGAGGATTATGGATTTTGTGAAGCTTGTAATGAGTATCAAATAAGACCAAATATGGGGTCAGGGACTGACGAATATCACTGTGTAGAATGCGCAGAGTCCTCTGATTTAAGTTATTGCTCCTGTGATCATTGTCGTGAAAGAAACTCTGGGGAGGAGGAGGAAGAGGAAAATGATTCCACCCCTTGTTCTTATCCTCTACGCTGCCCATGCCCAGATTGCAACCCAGAAACATTGTATGTGGACCCCAAACTGCCTCCTCTCCCTAAGAAAATTGAGTCCGAGTGGGGTGTTAAATGGGGAGACGGCCAAGTGGGAGTAGTAACAGGCGACGTTGGTAACCCCTGCGCAGAGATTCTACCATCTTATAATGGGTTTAAAGAACTTAGAGAGTGTATATCGCAGATGTTTCCCAAGAGGGTTTAGATAAAATTAAAGAAGATCTTAATATATTATTCAAAGGAGGGAATTAATGGCTGCACCAATTATTGTTGCAGAAATAGATAAATACGTTACAGAAAAAAAAGATTTTATATTGCAACTACTAAAAGGGGGTACTCACTCCCTTTTGGTGAGCAATACAGGTAGCGGAAAAACTACTTTCTGTTTAGAAACAGCAAAAGAAAGCAACTACACTATTTTACTATCGCCAACAAGAGTTATAGTAGATCAAATGATGGCAGAAGCTAGTAAAACACATTTAAAAGTATTAAAACACCAGGAGCTTGGCGACTGGGCATATGGAGAACTCCAGTTTGAGAATGAGAACAAGATTTGGATAGGCACGTTCGCTGCCTTGAAAAAAGCTCAGCCAGACTGGAGTGTTTGTGATTATATTTTTATTGATGAAATACACTTCTTGTTGGATTTATCGTTATTCGGTAAAGACACTGCTTTAGATGTATGGGAGTTAACCCAAACAATAGAAAAATATCCAAACACAAAACTAGTAAGTTTAACAGCAAGTGATGAACTAGTACTACCATTAAGACGATTCTTCAAGTTTGACAAAATTTTTATGGTCAAATCAGAAGAGTGGCGCTTAAAACCAAACAAGATCAGGATCTATCCTACAATTGAAGGTATGAATAACATCCAGTATATTTTACACTATGCTAAAAACTTTGTACAAGAGGGTGAAAAAGTTCTTTGTATTGTTAAATCATATAAAGAACTGCGCCAACTACGAGAAGTGGTTCGGTATCTACCACCAGATGTAGAGATTGCTAACGCACAAGACAAAAAAGACTCCGAGACGTATTGGGAAATATGTTTTAATTCTCAATACCCTAAGCGAATTAGAGTCTTTATTACAACTACGTGGATATCGTTGGGAGCATCTATATTAGACCCTGATGTTAAACATGTAATTTGTACTTTTCCAAACTACTCAATCGTACATCAAAGTTTGTCAAGGATAAGGGCGGGAGAAGTTAATGTTGCCGTTATGCAACTGCCTTCTGTGTATACGGACAGTGTCGGCCCAGCGCCAATAGGAGTTAACTTTGAAGATATTGCTACCCAAATATCTCCTTACGCTGGAAATATAAAACTTCATCCAGACTATTTTACTTTATATAAAGGGAGTTGGATTTTCTTTCCACTTCCTCAAATTTCACAGATATATCAACAACAGCAAGAAGAGCTATTTAGCGATTTGTATTTGTTAGAAGCTACTTTAGAAAATAACCTAGACTGTGAAGTAGAAATCCTCTGGGAAGAACTGCTACCGTATCGAAAGAACATTCTAACTGAAGAAGAATACTTTAAACTAAAACAGTATGCCCTGGCTCTCAAATTTCCTATCGTGGGAGATAAGGCCTTTAGGAAAGCTTTACAACTTACTGTTTACTAAGTATTTTCTCTATATATATATTATATCACTTTTTCAGTACACTGTCAAATTTGAAATTGCTTATATAAAACAGCAGTCTAAATTTGACAATAGAGCGAAAGTATGATATAATTAATTATAAGGGAGAAAAGGCTAATTAGGAGGTGGAAAGATTGGAACAAGGAAAAACTTACAAATGTTTTTATTGTAATAAAGAATATGAGAAAGCTGAAGAAGCTTTGTTATGTCAAATAAAACATGAAACACTTATTAAAAGAAATAGTACAGAAAGTTTAAATCATTATATAGCTGGGGCTATGTTAAATTTAAACGATATTAGTGATGGCCAAAGTACTTTTGGAGAGCTATACGAAGATAAATATATTTTAATACTATCAACCTTTATTCTTCTATCTAAAGATGAGAAGAACTATATATGGTTTAGTGATTTCTTCTCAGACGGTTCTTTAAGACCTGGTTTTTTTCTAATAGGTTTAGGAACTGACCCTGAAAAACAAATAACATATTTACTTCCTATTGAAATGAGAGGTTATGTAGAATCATTTGGTAGATTGCTTTCTGTCGCACCACCTTTTAAGGGCCACAACACAGAGGACGTAAGAGAAAGAGTTGTTGAAAGAATTATAAAACCTGGGATAAGAGGGGATTATTAATGCTAACTAGAGAACAAGAAAGCGGATTAAAAATACTTAAAGATAAGATAGAAAATGGATCACCTGTGACAATATTACAAGGTGCTGCCGGGACTGGAAAATCTTATCTATTATCTTATCTTCTTAGTTCTTTAGACTACCTTGAAGAAGAACTTGCTTTTGTTAGCTTTACTGGTACAGCCGCTAAAATATTGCAAAAGCAAGGTCTTCCTGCCTCTACGATACATAAGTTAGTTTATAACCCAATCATAGTAAGAGGTTCTTGTGTAGGTTTTAAAAGAAAATCAAGAGAAGAATTATTGAGGATAAAGTTAATAGTAGTAGATGAATTTAGTATGTTAACACAAGAGATATTAAAAGACTTAATGACTTATAAAATACCCTTGCTTTTAGTCGGGGATTTATATCAGCTTCCTCCGATTGGTACTCCAAATCAATATATAAATAGCGCAGATGTCTTCTTGGAAGAAGTACATAGACAAGCGCTAGGGAATCCAATCCTTTGGGCCGCCACTCAAGTGAGATTAGGAAATGGTCTTCCAGGCGGGATATACGGAAATACCCTTTTTGTTGGAAGGAAAGAAGATGCTAGCGAAGATTGGTTTAGAAAAGATGTTCAAATCATAACGGGTTTAAATAAAACTAAAGATGATTTGAATCTGACAATGGCTGGAACTGTTAATCCTATGGTGGGACATAAGATTATCTTTCTAAAAAACGATATGGGGAAAGGTATAACTAACGGAACAATAGCTTCTTTGTTACACCTTAGAAGAATTTATAGAAATACCTACGCACTAAGTATAATTACAGAAGACGGAGAGAGAATAGACAACTACCAAGCAGAATTTATATTGACAGGAGAAACTCCTCAAATGAGAGGACAGTATTTTTCATACGCTTATGCAATATCCTGTCATAAGGCGCAAGGGCAAACATTCGATACACCTGGGATTGTGTTCGATGAAAGTTCGTTCTTTGGCGTTAATAGCCGAAAATGGTTGTATACGGCAATCAGTAGATGGACAGGCAATTATAACGTTGCCATATTGAGATAAGGAGGGCTTTATGATACCTAGTAAATGGACAAGATTTAAAAGATGGATATGTATGCAATTTGGACATAGTTTAAAGTATTCTCATAGGTTTAATGGAAGCAATTTCTATGTTTGTAGAAGATGTAATGTTTTAAACGATGAAGATTCTTTCGAAGAAGGGAGGGAGAACTGGCGTGCCACAAGAGATAGAAAAAAACATAAAGCCTAGGACTGCGTTCAAACAATTCCTGAATTATCTTCATTCGGAAGTTTTAGATTTCGAAAAGATAGAGGAAGATGGGATGTTCGACATTTATGTTAAGGCGATGCAATTTGTAGGAGAGATTGCGGGCAATAGCAGCTACAGCCCTTTATATAAAATAGACGGAGAAATACTAATGGTACTTAAACAAAACCCAGCAGTCTCTATAAAAGATGCCAGTGCTCGCTTTGATACGACTTACAGGAGCATGGCGCCAAAGATGACTAAGTTAATAAATTTAGGCTTCGTCTCTAGTTTTAAGGAAAATAAGGAAACCTATTATAAGATAACGCCTTACGGTTCTATAATCTTAACAGAATTAGTGCTAGATCCGGAAAGCGTACTCTATCAATAAAATTTGCCTTCTTTTTAAAACTATGGTATAATTAATTATAGTAAAAAAAGGAGGTATTTTCTATGAGGTTAACTAAGGATTATAAGTGGACGTATTATAGAGTGGTTGAGGGTATGTATTCTGTGTTGCCACCTGAGAAAATAAGATCAAGATGCAAAATAGAGTATGCTCAAAAGATTTTTCCAGAGTTACAAGAAAAACTAGAAGGATTAGGAGTTGATACTTTTAATTACCCTAGGTATCATCCAGAGACAGAGGAGCAGGCGGATAAGGTAATAAAACTACTTAATAATGAATGGCAGAAATATTTAGAAGAGGAGATTAAAAAGCGTGGGATATGATATAGAAACAATCAAAGGCCTCAAACCAATGTCGTACTGGGCGTTTCCAACAGGAAGCAGCGCCAATCAAAAGAAAAGATTAGCAGATGCTTTTAAGAAAAATTACATTTTAACATTAAAGAGGGACGGAGCACTGTACAGAGCGGTAATAGGAGAAGATGAAATGCTTCTTCAAAGTAGAACCGTGTCTAGAACTACTGGAGAGTTTGTAGAAAAACAAGACAGAGTGCCCGAAATTATGAAAGCTTTAGAAGCATTCCCTAAAAATACCGTGCTTATGGGAGAAATTTGTTTTCCACTATCCTTTGGAAACACAATTAGTTCTGACGTAGTAGGTATCATGGGGTGTAATGCGCCAAAAGCTATTGCTAGACAAGAGCTTACTCCGGTTAATTTCTACATCTTTGATGTATTAATGTATGACGGAGAGGTTTGGTATGACAAACCATACAAAAGAAGAATTGAAAAAGTTCAAGAAATAGCAAAACTAGTAGAAGGTAATGAGAGAATAGAGTTTGCTAAGCCGATTTACGAAGACCTGGAAATGACAGTTCAAAACTATCTTTCTAATGGTTGGGAAGGTGGCGTATTGATGAAGTCTGACGCAGCCTATGATTTCGGTAAAAGACCCGCTTGGACTAGTATCAAAATCAAACAGTCAACAGATACTATTGATCTAGTTGTAATGGAAACAACTTTGCCTAACAAAGAGTATACAGGAAAGTATCCTGCTTCTCATCAGTATTGGGAGAATCAGAAAACCGGAGAACTTGTTGAGGGAAACTATTATGCACATGGCGGCTATACTGCTGTTAGTGTAAATTACTTCCGCAAACTAGTCGGGGGATTGAAACTTGGGGCGTATTATGGCGAAAATCTTATTGAGGTTTGTAGAATAGCCAATCTAACAGACGAGCTTAGAGCAATCATTGATGAGGATCCATCTTCTGTAATTGGTAAGGTTGTCGAAGTTAGTGCGATGATGATTGATATCGAAAAGAAGAGTTTGAGGCATCCTAAGCTTATCAAAATAAGAGAAGATAAAAATCCTGACGAATGTAAGTATTCAGAGATTTTTAGATAGGAGGATTAATGAAAATACTTATTATTGCAAAACATATTTCTATAGGTGAGGAAATTTTGGCAGAGATCATAAGAATCCCCCCTGAAGAGATACGAAAAGAACGCGGTTATATTTTAGCAAAGTTTCGGAATGGCGACACAATTGAAGTAAGACTTATCTCAAGTGTTTTGAGGGGTTTAAAAGTGGATAAACTTTATCTTCCTAAAAATATAGACCCCAACTTAAAAAGCGATCTTATCCCTTTATTAATGCTTTCCCCATATAAAGATTTTTTAAACTATTATGAGGGAGGTAAGATATGTTAGTAGGAATAGTAGCAACAACACAAGACGGTTTAATAGGAGATAGCCAATCTCCCAACGGGTTACCTTGGCGACTTAAAAAAGATTTACAATTTTTTAAAGCTGCTACAAAAGGAAAGGTCGTTATTGTAGGCTCAAATACTTTTAAAACACTACCAACACTACCTGGCAGAACTATTGTTGTTCTAACCAGGAACGGTGAAGAATTGGAGGGTATGCAGCCGCATATTGTAGTAAATGATTTAGAAGGGTTGAGACCATACATACTAGACGAAAAAGTGAATTTGGTTATTGGTGGCGCGACAATATACAAATTATTAATGCCGTTCTGTGACCATTTTCTAGTAACAGAAGTCTTTGGAAATTTTGAAGGAGATATTTGTTTTTCAATAGAAGATTTAGAAGAAAACTTTGAAATTGTTAAATACACCCCAGAGGTTGACGAGTCGGGAGTACCTCTAATATTTAAATTTTATAGAAAGAGGAAGGTTAGATAATATGGGATATATATCAGATAGGACAACAATACGGCCACACACTCACGAAATGTATTATGACGAGAATCAGAATATCAAAATAAGTTACCCCGGGATATCTATAGGTAAAATCTGGGGAGAAAGCATTGCAACTGAAAAGCCTAAAATAAAACTAGGAGTAAAAAGAGTTCTTTTCCACTACCCCTCAACAATAGTCTATTGGGAAGACGGGACAAAAACTGTAGTAAGTGTTCAACATGGAGAAGCTTTTGATGAAGAAAAAGGTTTCGCTATGGCGGCCTTAAAGAAACTATTAGGGAATGAAGGAAATTATTATAACGAAATAAAAAAGTGGGTAAAATAGATGAACGATATTAAAATGGAAGTTATTGTAAACTATGAAGATCCTCTTCGCAAAATTCCCCAAACTTTTATCACAAAGGGGTACGGCGACTTATATCTAACCCCTCGTAGCTCTTCTCGCCCAAGAGAAGACTTAACGCTACATGTTAACACAAGAATGTTAACTCAACCAGATGGGAGCGTTTATAAAATAACCCCTGGAGAAGTAAGACCTGTTACTTCTTTGATAGAAAGAGTTCTTTTCTATAACCCTGCGACAATAGTTTATTGGAAGGACGGTACTAAAACTGTAGTGAAAACTCAGGATGGGGAAGTCTTTGACAAAGAGAAAGGTCTTGCTATGGCTATTGCGAAAAAAGTTCTGGGAAATGAAGGAAATTATTACGAAACCTTTAAAAAATATACGTCAGAAGACATTGAAAAAGACACTCAGAATGAAGATTCGGATTACTGTATTTAACTTTATCTAGGGAGAATAAATTTCTCCCTTTTAAATTTGACTTAAATTCGAATGTGTGATATAATAAGATATAAGGAAAAAGGAGGTAGATTATGCAATATAATGAAGATTCTATACAGACACTTGAACCACTTGAAGCCATTCGTTTAAAACTTGGTATGTATGTTGGTTCGGCAGATAATAACGCAGTTCATCATATCGTAAAAGAACTTTTGTCAAATGCGATTGATGAATTTTTAGCGGGTTATGGTAAAAAAATAAGCATAACTATTAAAGAAAACAACTCTATAGACATTCGAGATCATGGTAGAGGTATCCCTCTGGAGAAGGTAGAGGATGTTTTCACTAAAACTCATACAAGTGGGAAATTTAAAAAAGAAGGAGAGTCTGCTTATGGTGCGTCTGGAGGTCTGAACGGAATCGGAGCAAAGACCGCAACAGCTACTGGAAATCTTAGAGTAGAGTCTTGCGTTAAAGGCCAAGGAATCGCGGTGGGTGTATATACATACCAGACAAAATCCACTTTGATAGACAGGAAAAATAAGGGCGAGTTTCCAGGAACAAGAGTAATATGGACTCCAGATAATGGCGTCTTCGAAGACAATACTATCAATTTTGATAAAGTATTTGATCTTGTTCAAATACTCTCATACGCGACTCCGGGGCTTGTTTTTGAAATTAACCATAATGAGAAAACATACGTCATTGAATCGGGAGGGATTGAGGACTTTTTAACAGATAGTCTGAGCAAAGAGAAAATGTTTTCCCCTCTAATGTGTTTCAAAGCATCCGATGATATACTAAGCGTAGAAGGCGCAATGGTCTGGACAAAAGAAAGACCGGTAGAACTATCTTTAGTTAATCTTATACCAACTTCAGACCATGGAACGCATGTAACTGCGCTTAAAACTACTTTAACCAGAGAACTTAATAAGATGTTGAACTCTGATTTAAAAGGTGATGAGATAAGATCCGGTTGGAGTTTTGCGCTATCTGTGAAAACATTAGACGAGCCAGTATTCAAAGGCCAATCGAAAGATACTTTAAACATGCCGACAATTAACGCGCCTTTGTCTGCGATGCTTAGAGAAAGTTTTGGAGAGTTACTAAAAGAACATAAAGACTTTTTTGAAAAGCTCCAAACAATAGTAGCGAAGATGAGAGAGAAGGACGAAGCAATTGCTCAGGTTCGGGAAGTTTTGACAAAGACAAAGTCTAAATCTAATCCAATACCTAAGAAACTTAAAATGGCTCTTAATAAAACTGGCGCGGAATTGTTCCTTACCGAAGGAGATGGTGCTAGTGGTTCCCTGATTCAAACAAGGGATCCAAAGAAACATGCTATCATGTCTTTGCGAGGTAAGCCAATTAATGTTATGAAGCATGAGCTTACGAAGGTTCTTAAGAATCAAGAAATTCAGGATATGATTATTGCACTAGGCGGGTTTGGAGAAGATTTTAAACCTAGTAAACTAGCCTATGATAAAATTATTCTTGCTTCTGATGCTGATAGTGACGGAGCACATATTCAAAACTTGCTTCTTGCTTTCTTGTATAGCTTCTACCCACAGTTAATTGAAGCGGGTAAGATTTATATTGTAAAAACACCTTTGTATATAATCAAAAGAGGAGTGAAGGTTCATTACGTTTTCTCAGAGAGCGAAATGACTAATTTCAAAACGCAGAAGTCAGATACAATAAGCCGTCTAAAAGGTCTTGGAGAAATTGATAAAACCTTTATGGCTGACTTTATGTTCAATGAAAAGACACGAATCTTAGAGCAAGTAGTTATGGAAGATAAAGAAAAGACTTTTGAGATACTAGAGCAGATACTTGGAGACGACCCAATGGAAAGAAAAGAGATTCTTTTTGGATAAGGAGGGCTTATGAATTTAAATTTAGAAAACAAACTATTAGAGAACTTTACAGAATATGCTGATTATGTGAATAACGAAAGAGCTATTACACATTATTATGACGGCCTCAAACCTGTGCTACGAAGAATCTTATTTACAATGTATCAAATGGGGCTGACCCCTGATAAGCAAACTAAGAAGTGCGCTACAATCGTGGGAAAAACACTTGAGTTTCATCCTCATGGAGATAGCGGAGTATACAATGCTCTAGTAAGAGCGACTCAAGACTTCTCTTTATTAATTCCGGTTCTCACAGGTATGGGTAACTTCGGAAGTTTAGACATGGGTCCTGCGGCGATGAGGTATCCTGAAGCTAAGATTTCTCCTTTTGGAATGAGTCTTGTATCTGGTTTAAAAGATAAGATTGTTCCTATGGTGCCAAACTATGACGGAACGATAGAGGAGCCAGCTTTTCTTCCTGTTCCTTTTCCACATCTTTTAGTTAATGGAACATCAGGTATCGGAGTAGGAATGGCATCTTCAATGCCCTCTCATAACCTATCGGACGTGATAGATATGATTTCGTATTTCATTCTCAACCCTGAAGCTTCGACTTCAGATTTGGTTGACCAATTGAAGGGGCCAGATTTTAGCTCTGGGTGTGATATTGTTAACAAGGAAGACTTCAAAGAAATCTACTCAAAAGGTTCGGGGAGTTTTAAAATGAGAGCTAAGTTCTCTATAAAGGGTTCCCAAATAACAGCGACCAATTTACCATACAAAATAAGTGGCGCGAAGATTCTAGAACAATTGAATAATGCTCAAGATAGAGGTGAATGTGGATTTGTCAAAGAGGTAATGGACTTAGACGAATCTGTTCTTATTGACATATCTACAAAAGATACAGAAATGGCAATTCGAGAGTTATGTAGAGTTTCTGATTTAGAGAAAAGTTTTTCATTAGACTTCTCCGTGGTTTTGGATACTCCAAGAAGGGTTAACCTAAAAGACTATACAGACGCTTGGGTAAGGACGCACAAATCTCTGAATAGACAAAGATTGATTCAGGAGAAAGAGAAGGCTGCCGCAAGGCTCCATATCTTAAAGGGATTTTTTAAAGCTATTGAGATGATGGATTATGTCATTAGAACCATTAGAGAAAGCGATGATAGAAGTGCGGCTAAAAAAGCTTTGGTCGAGTTACTTGGCTTTAGCTCGCTGCAAGCAGATGCGATTCTTGATATGAGGTTATCAAAACTGACTAAGTTGAACAATATCACTCTAGAGAAAGAAGCAACAGAGCTAGAGCAGGAGATAAAAGATCTAACCGCCCTATTAGAGGACGCAGGTAAGTTTAATGATTTTCTTGTAGAGAGTATGAATAAACATAAGAAGATGGCGGCTCCAAGAAAAAGTGCTTTAGTTCAGAAGATTTTTGCTAAAGTTGCTAAACAAACTGATACGAACTTTAATATAACTTTTATGAGAAACAAAAACAAAATCCTCATTGCGGAGGGGTTCTCATCTAAAAGTATTAATGGGGATAGCAAGTCTCCTATATACATTCTACATTCAGACAGTGTAACTCCTGTTAGGAACGCAAAAGAGACTGTCATTGCCGATGTTTGGGAGGTTCTAGACTCTAAAGCTCTTTACACCCTTCACTTTAGCGAAGATGGATATGTAAAGAAAACTAAGGCTGCTGATTTGAAAACGAGTAGAAAAGCTATCGTTGCGAAGCAAACTAAAGTAGTATCGGTCTTGATCACAGACAAAGAACAAGATAAGGATTTATACGCACTACTTACCCTTAATAACGGAAAGCAAATTCAGTTCAACACTGATGATATTAATCCTACCGGTAGAAATACCAGAGGAGTCATTGCGGTTAAACTTGAAGAGGGAGAGAAGGTTACCGAAGTTATTTGGACTAGCAAGGTTAACGATGTGCAAGTTGGAAGAAATAAGAAAATTAAGTAACTAAAATTTGACCAACCTCTAAAATCGTGGTATAATTAATACATAGGAAAAACAAAAGAAAAAAATTCTTCCAACTTATTTCAGAAAATGAGTTAGAAAAATTTGACTCTCACCTAAAATCATGGTATAATATATATATAGGAAAAAGAAATAAATATTGAGTGCTTACAGCAAACAATTAATATTTAATTTGATAAATAATAAAAGCACTCACCTTTTTCTTTATGAGTACGGACAGCAATAAAATTTTAAAAGCAAGATATGTTTAAAATAAACGTACTCAGTTTTGAGCGCACGCAGCAATACAAAAATCGCTGGTTAATAGCCTGCTACAAATGAGATAGTTACGTACTATACTAATCCAGCGCTCAGTATCAACTAATCAACTAATAATAATAATAATCCCGGGAGGGTTGAGCACACGCAGCAACCAAATTGTTATCAAAACAGCAAAAAGGTGCTCAGAAAGGAGAAGTAAATGCTAAGAGATCTTTTAGAAAACCAAGCCTTTACACAAAACGGAGCAATCTCAAACAGGACAACAGGTTCAAACTTATTAAATTTCTTTGCTACAGCAGGGTCAGCTCGAAACAAACCTGAACTTGAATTAATTCAGATGTTCGAAAAGGCTTACGCAGACGACCCAATCGCCGCTACAGTATTACTGTTTTACTTCCGAGATGTCCGAGAAGGACAAGGTGAACGTAGACTTTTCAGAGTGGTTGTAAACCATTTTGCTAAAACTCAACCTTCTATCCTTAAGGGTGTTATGTCCCTTATCCCAGAATATGGCCGTTGGGATGACATGTATCTATTTGTCGGTACTCCATTGGAGACTGAAGCTTTTCGACTTATGAAAAAGCAGTGGAATGAAGACCAAGTGTCTGAATATCCATCGCTATTGGCTAAGTGGTTAAAAGGTACTCGCCCTTCAAGCAAAGAAAGTAACAACCTAATGCATTTAACAGCTAGACACTTTGGTTTTAGTCTTATTACTTATCAGAAAAGCCTTGCTAGATTAAGAAGAAAGCTAAACATTGTCGAAACTAAAATGGCCGAGGGTAATTGGGATGAAATTAATTATTCTCATGTTCCTTCTCATGCGATGAAAACTTACTTTAAGGCGTTCTTAAAGCATGACGGAGAGAGATTTAAAGAGTATTTGGACGCATTAAGTTCTAAGGACGAAATTGTTGCCCAAAGTGTCAAGATCAATGCTTCGACTCTTTACCCTCACGATGTAGTCTACAAAGCTAGAATGAACCAGTATGGTAGTAGAGAAGAGAATCAGGTTTACAATGCACAGTGGAAGGCTCTTCCAAAGTTTCCTTTGGAGGACACAATTTCAATTGTCGACGTATCCGGTTCAATGTTCTCCACTATTGGTGACGGAAAACTAGCAGCAATAGACGTTTCCCTAGCATTAGGAATCTATACTGCGGAGAATCTTAGAGGTGAGTTTAAAGACGCCTTCCTAACTTTCTCAGACCGTTGCTCTTTAGAAGTCTTAGTTGGAGACGACTTAACTACTAAAGTAAGAAACCTACAAAGTGCTGAATGGGGAATGACTACAAACATTGAAGCCGCATTTAAACTAATCCTAGACACAGCGACTGAAAATAACCTGCTTGATAGTGAAATTCCTAAGAGACTTTTAGTAATCTCTGATATGCAATTTAACCAAGCATCTAGGAGAGCGACTAACTATAACAATGCAAAAAGAATGTTCGAAGAGGTAGGCTACACCTTCCCTCAACTTATTTTCTGGAATGTTATGGCAGCGCCTAGTAAGGAGTATCCAATTAAGCAAACCGATAACGCTTTGCTTTTAAGCGGATATAGCCCTGTTATCTTAAAGTATATCTACAAAAATGAAATGGTTTCTCCCCTGGAGCTAGTTTATGAAGTAGTCAATGCTGAAAGATATTCCCAGGTAGTGAAAATTTTAGAGAAATTGTATCTCTAAAATTTGACTACTACCCAAAATCATGATATAATATATATAGAAGAGAAAAGGAGAGCAAATGCTTTCTAAGGCTCGTCAAAAAATAATTTAAATACGAAGGAGAAAAACACATGCAGACAGTAAACACAAAGAGCGAAAACACAATTAAGGCCTACGAGTTTTTAAAGGCTAATCCAGATCAGATGTACACAATCAAAGAGGTTGCAGAAGCACTCGGACTTACCTCACCTCAGGTTCTTGGTGGACTTGTTTCACTAGCTAAAAAAGGTATCGTTGAAAGACACGAAGTTGAAGTTACAGAGGGCGAAAAGACTAAGTCAATCAAAGCTTATTCTATTCTTGACCTAGACGTAGAGTTCGTAATGGACGCACCTAAGAAAATGAGCGACAAAGCTATTCAGGTTATGGAATACCTTAAAAATGGTGGAGACGGCCAGACTCACAAAGAGATCGGAGACGCACTTGGAGTAGCGGCTGTTGGAATCGTAGGAGTAGTTAATAGTCTAGTTAAGAAAGGTCTTGCTACAAGAGAAGAAGTTTCAGTAGAAATGCCTGAGGGCGAAGCTAAGACTCTGAAGACTGTCAACCTGACAGAAGAAGGAAGAAACTATACATTTTAGTCATTAGGGGTTTAAGAACCCCTCTTGTGAGAAAAGACAAAGTAATAAAATAAGATAATCGAAGGAGAAAATTAAATGGCAGCAGAATCAGTAAATGAAGTAAAAATTGTAGGTAAGCTTGTTGAAATATCTCACAAAGACGGTGTAAATAAAAACGGTCAGGAGTATATTGCCGGTAAGGTTATGATCGAAACCGAACCAGACAATATCGTGCCTATAGATTTTTATCAGAACGTTTTGAAGAAAGACGGAAAGACTGCGAATAGTGTCTACAAAGGCATTATGACCATGATTAACGAATTTAAAACAATTGCTAAAGACGGTAGAGATGCCGCAGACCTTGTTGAGGTTAGTGCAGGAAGACTTGAAGAGAATAGCTTTTACGGACAGGGTGGAAGCCTTGTAAGAGGATTCAGAACAAGCGCACCTTTCTTCAATAGAAGAGCAGATATCGACACTGAGAACACTTTTGTTAACACCGGTATTGTGCTTAACATGGTAGACGAAATTAAGGGAGATATCCCTACAGGAAGTCTGCTTGTTGACCTATTAATTATTGGATACAAAGACAGAGGAGACGTACTTAGATTCGTAATCGAAGACGAAAAGGGTGTTAAATACCTTAAGGATTCTCTTTCTAATGAAGACGAAGTTAAATTTGCAGGTAAGATTGTTGTTGGGGAGACAAGAGTAGAAAAGATTGAGGAAGCCGCTTTTGGTGATCCAATCGTTCAGTACGACACAAGAACTGAGAGAAAACTACTTGTAACTTCTATGACACCTGCTCAGGAGAGTAACGTAGACAAGGCAGAGTTAGAAACAATTCTTGCCGCAAGAGAAGGTAGAATGGCCGCTGCTAAAGCTAAGGCAGAAGCAGACGCTAAAGGTAATGGAAACAGCTCTAGTAAATCAACTACAGCGAGAAACTTCAGCCTATAGAATATAGAGAAACTTAATTGGATAGGGGCAGTTTGACTGTCCCTATTTTTTAAATAAAGGAGAAGAGATAATAAATGATTGATATTTTAGGAATAGAGCCACACGAAGTTTCAAGTGACATTACAGGTTATGCAATTGGTATCATGGGACCTCCAGGTTGCGGTAAAACAACCCTAGCAAGTAAAGTGCCTGATTCATTGCTACTAGCCACAGAGCCAGGATATAAAGCTATCCCAGGAGTTATGGCTATAGATATTAACACTTGGTCAGACGTGCTACAGGTTATGGCGCAGTTAAAGAAACCAGCCGCCAAAGAAAAATATAAGACAATAATTATTGATACGTTAGATGAGTTCGTATTTTTAGCGACTCAGTTTATCATTCAAAAAGAAGGCGTAGACGCCCTTACTGAAATTGGGTGGGGTAGAGGATACGCGCTCCTTGAGGAAGCTCTTAGAAAAGTATTCCGTCAGATTCAACAAAACTACGGTTTGATTCTTATCGCGCACGATGGTAGAAAAGTAGATGAAGAAGACGATAAACTGTTCTACGCTTCATTAAATTTCAATAGAAAAGTTAAGAGAATCGTAATGGGACTTCTTGATATTCTTGCTTACGTAGAAACAAGAAGAGGAGAACAAGGTTCTATAATGCACTTTAGAGATTCCGATAGGTGGGAAGCTAAATCTCGTTTTGAGAAAATTGTTCCTTCTTGTGAATTCTCTCATGCAGGACTTGTTAAAGCAGTTGCAGATGCTGTAGCTGGAGTAGCGACAACTGACAAGAGACAAAGTGTAGATTTCCACGAAGCTCAAATGGAAGATGTTAACGTAAAACAATTTGAGGAATATTTAGTATTTATTAACGAACTCGCTATGAGCGTTATTGAAATACTAGGAGATATGGATCCTGTCCAAGAAAAGATTTCAAAAGCTTTAAACGGAAGAAAACTGTCTCAAGCCAACATTCAGGATTTCTATGTTCTTAAAGAATTAGAAGTAGAACTAGAAGGGTTAAAGGCAATTAAGTAAAAAAGTTAGGAGAGAAGCATATGCGATTATTAGACACAAGTGCATTACTAGAAGGGGAGCGCGAAGGAAGAATCTTATTATCGGTTATCGGCGAACTTGATAATCTAAAAACAAGAGAGGGTTTAGTAGGAAAGAAAGCCAGAGACGTAATTAAATTCATTTTTAGAGAGGCCTTAGAATCGGTCTATAATGAAAATGAAGAGTTTGACTTTGGTTACCAACCAACAGACGACATCTTGTTAAAAGTAGCAAAAGCTAAGAATTGGACATTAGTAACAGCGGATCTTAGTCTATTCCTTAGAGCTAATGCTATGAAGGTTGATAGAGAGTTTGTAGACGGAAATAAGAATGAGTACAAGCTTCAACCAACTTCGACCTATTTAACAGATAAAGAGTATTGTGAGCTTATGGAAGGTAATTATAAAGGAGAATATTCAAACAATCATTTCCTTATCTTCGGAGACGAAGCTTTCAGGATTGTTAACGGAAGACCAGAACACATAATGTATAAAGAGATAAATAACGATTGGCTTGGGAATATCAAACCTAGGAATGTAGAGCAGAAATGTTTAATCAACTTGCTCCATTCTGATGTGCCAGTAGTTGCCGTACATTCTAAATATGGTTGCGGTAAAAGTTATCTTATGTTAAACTATATGTTAGGTGTAGTTGGATCTGGGAAAGATAAACCTTATCAGAAGATAATTGTTATTCCAAATAACTCCGCAGTAGCACAAAGTAGAGAAGTCGGAACGCTACCTGGAGACCTACTTGAGAAAGAGTTTGTATATCTAGGGCCTATGATTGACCTACTTGGAAAAGAGACTGTCAGAGATATGATCTTAAGGAATCAATTAGAAGTAGCTCCAATAGCTTTCGTAAGAGGGCGTAGTTGGGACAATGCTATAATTTGGGTTTCAGAATCTCAGAATTTAAGTAGTTACCATATAAAGCTATTGCTTGGTAGAATAGGAGAAAATTCTAGAATATTCTTTGATGGAGATGTTCGACAAGAGGACAATAAGATATTCACAGAGAATAGTGGATTAGTAACCCTTCATAAATTATCACGCTCATCTGATGCCCACCTTTTTGGTAGTGTAGAGTTAAAAATAATCGAAAGAAGTAAAGTTGCTAGGTTAGCAGATACGCTAGATAGAATGGAAGGGTAGAGCTTATGCTCTACTCTTTCTCCTATATTTGACTTTATTTTAAAATTATGGTATAATATATGTATGAGGTGAGAAAAAATGGAGAAAAAACTTAGAAACTGTTCTATCTGTGGGATAGAAACGAGCCAAGGTGTTTATAATGTAAAACAAAATTATGTCTGTAGGTCTTGCCTAAATACTTATTCCAATCTCTATGTTGATGATTTTTCAATTGAGAACGGAGTAGTTATCGGTAAGGTTCCTTTAGAAGACCTAACAGAAGAGGATCAGCGAGCCGCCTGCATACAATATGCTTATACCCTATTTAATCAGAAGTTGGCTACAAGAAGTTACTCTTTACTTGCGAACTATCGTAAAAAAGATTTCACTTGGATTGGTATGATTAGGGCTTTAGAGTGGTTTTATATTGTTAGGAAAAACGATATAGCCAAAGCTAGAAACAGCGTTGGTATTATTCCTTATGTTTATGAAGATGCTCAAAAATACTACGTGCTAGCAAACAAGACTATTAAAGAAAGATATAAAACACAGGTACTTCCGAAAACAAAAACGGAAAGTATTAAAATAGAAATAACCCCGAAAAAGAATAAAGATAATTTAGTTGACTTAGGAGGGTTATAATCTATGATTTATAATAAGAGTGTCGGGGCGCAGTTGTTAGGAGTCCTCTTCCAACACCCTGAAATTCTTGCTGATACAGATACTTATATGTTAACAACAGATGATTTCCCAGAGCGCCTTCCAAGACTAATCTTTGGATTCATTTTTAATCTCTATCACAGTGGTATGGAAAAAATCGACTTACCGGATTTTGTAAAAGAAATTTCTGCTTATCCGGAACAGTTGAATTTTTTCTCTTCTAGTGCAGGAGAGAATTATATAGTAACTGCAATTGAAAAAGGTAAGAAAGAAAATTTTGATTTTTACTATAATAGAATTAAAAAACTATCCTTACTTAGGTCTTTAAAAGAAGGCGGCTTTGATATATCAGAGTGGTATGTAGAAGACTTGTATGATATTCATCAGCGAGAAATATTGGAGTCAAAACTTGAGGAAGCTACAATTAGAGAGATAATTCAAAGCGTGCAAGCAAAGTTTTATGATATCGAAAGTGCTTTTATCAACAAGAAAGAGTTTAAGTTCTCGAGCGTAGCTCAAGGATTAGAAGAAACATTAAGAAGAGCTAAGGAAGAAACGGCGGTTGGATTGCCACTTCATGGGAAAATGTTATCGACAATTTTCATGGGTGCGAGAAAAAGAAAAGTTTTTTCATTGAGCGGAGAATCTGGAGCAGGTAAGTCTAGATACGCTCTTGCTACTGCTTGTAAACTGGCTTACCCCATTCTATGGAACAAGGGTAAAGGAGTTTGGGAGAACAGCGGCTCGAATCAAAAGGTAGTTTTCATAACTACTGAAATGGACTTGGAAGAAGTTCAGACAGTAGTTGTAGCTATCGTCAGCGGGGTAGATGAAGATAGAATCATCACTGGTAGGTTAACAATGGAAGAGTCTACTAGAGTTCGTCAAGCAAGTAATATTATGAACTACTATGTTAAGAATTTTCATGTTTACCAACTACCAGACCCAAACGTAAACCAATTGAATATTAATGTTCGAAGATATGTTATTAGGCATCAACTCGATGCAGTCTTTTTTGATTATATCCACACCTCTCCTAATTTGTTAACAGAGTTTTCTGGAGCGAGAATTAGAGAGGACGTTGCGTTGATGTTACTTTCAACCGCACTTAAAAACTTAGCAAATGAGTTAGATATATTTGTTTGGACAGGTACTCAGATTAACTCAAATATCGAACCAGGCAAGTTTGCCGGAGTAGAGGTAATAAGAGGTTCAAAAGCAATTATAGATAAAGTCGATGGCGCGGGTATATTAAGAAGACTTGCTCCTGAAGATTTAAAAATGGTTAATGGATTGATATCTCAATCTGGTGTAACGCCTACTCACTCGATAGATATTTTCAAGAACAGAAGAGGAAAGCATAATAAAGTTAGGTTGTGGATTGATCTAGACCTAGGGAATATGAATGCTAAAGAATTATTTCTAACGAATGAATATGGTGGGCTAATAGATATCCAGCTTATAGAAACTTTTGATAGGTATGCAAAAGTTGAGGATATCTCAGAAATAATAAATACACAAACCGGAGAAACAGCGGGACCTAAGAAAATGAAAATTACTTTATAAGGAGAGCAGAGGATGAAAGTAGATTATATTCAAATGGTAGATTTTATAAAGAGGGAGTATGGAGTTACCCCGATTGAGAAGGAAGGATATTTTGTTTATCCCACAATCTGTCATAATCTTGACCATAAAGAAGCAAGCCACAAACTATACCTTTATAAAAACGAAGATACTGAGACTCCTTTATTCTACTGCTTTACAGATTGTGGGGAAGCATTTAACATATACCAGTTAATTCAAAAATATGCAAGCTTAAGAGGTCAGGAGATTAGTTTTAGAGACGCTTTTAAATTCTTTCACGGTAAAGAGTATGAGTTTAAAAGAACCTTAGGCGCAGCAGAAGCTGAAATTAGGATTCCTAAGTTTGAGAACCCTCTTGATGTTAAACTTCCAGGCTATCCGGAAGGCGTATTAGATATATTTAGTGCTAGCTTGGACACTCATCCTTGGGCTATTGAGGGCATTGACAGAGATGTTCTAGACAAGTATGAGATATCTTTCTCCGCCAGTTATGAGGGAGTTATTATTCCCCATAGGGATTGGAGAGGCAACTTAGTAGGTTTAAGAATTAGAACTTACAATCAAGATAAGATAAAGAAATATAAGTATATGCCGATGTTAATAAACAATATTTACTACAGGCATCCAGTTTCTTTAAACCTGTTTGGTATATATCAAAACCAAAAAGCTATTAGGAGAACCAAAAGAGTTATCCTAGTAGAAAGTGAGAAATCTGTTCTTCAAGCAGAATCAATGTTTGAAGATGATAACATAACTCTAGCCGTGTGCGGCAGCTCTATTTCGAGTTGGCAAACAATGCTATTGATATATTATTTAAATGTTGAGGAAGTTATTATAGCTTTTGATAAAGAATACTCTAACTACGGGGAAGCTTTTGAATATGTTAAAAAAATAAAAGAGCAAATTCAAACACTTTCAAACTTCGCCACGGTAACCGTATTGATAGATGATAAAGAACAATTCTCTTTAAAAGATTCTCCTTTTGATAGGACAGTTAAAGAGTTTTATAGTATGAAACGATGGCAAATATAATTAAGAGGAGATAGTATATGAAAATAGATATTAAAAGCACATTGGATGGGAACGCAATCGATATTGTTCTAAAAGAGAGAGGGGTCTCTAGAGCATGGCTTGAAGCCGGAAGAGAAGATCTTTTAGACGGAAGAGTATTAAGAAACTTTGACAAAGCCCAGGCGCTCCTAAACAAACATCTTAAAGATAAGATTGGAATATTCGTAGATAGTGATACTGACGGATTCTCTTCATCAGGTATTATTTATCAGTGGTTGAAGAAGAAGTATGATATCCAACCCGTAGTTATCATTCCAGAAGGAAAGATCCATGGAATTTTGCCGCACCTTATCCCAGATGACCTAGACCTACTTATAGTTCCTGATGCTTCTAGTTCCGAAGCTTTAATTCACAAAGAGTTGATAGCTAAGGGTATCGACGTCTTAGTATTGGATCATCATGAGTTTAATTTGTCTAACGGAGAGTTTGCGACGATTGTTAATCCGCAACATCCTGATTGCCCATACGCAAATAAAAACATCAGCGGTACTGGTGTCACATATAAATTTATGGAGGGCGTAGATAAAAACGAGGGCGTAGATTTCCATAGCGAGTATATAGACCTTGTAGCTATTGCGACAGTAGCCGACGTAATGGATTTAAAAACTATGGATAATAAAGCTTTGGTAAACATAGGTTTATCACATATTGTTAATCCTTATTTCTCAGCTTACCACAAGTTTGATCAGAGAATAAAAGATATGGAAGTTGACCCTATCGTAGTTGGGTTCTACATGGTACCTCCTATTAATGCCTTAATTAGACTTGGAGGAGTAGCAGAAAAAACAGAACTGTTCGAAGCAATTGTAGGAGAGCTACCTGCTGAAATGGTTGTAGCTACCGTAGGTAAGATTAAAGGTCGTCAAGATCGTCAGAAAGATCCAATAATTACTAGAGTAGCAATGACATTAAACGCTGAAGAGGGAAGCAAGGAACACGCTATTATTATGACAACCGCACCCTTCAATACCCCTCGTTCTATGACAGGTTTAATAGCCGGACAAATGACGAACATATATTCTAGACCAATCTTTTTAGGACAAATAGGTAACGGAACCCTTGTCGGCAGCGCACGAAACCTGAACAATTCAAACATCGAAAACTTGAAAGATTTTTGTATTGAGTCTGGTTTGTTCAACTGGGCGGCAGGACATCAGAGTGCTTTTGGTTATTCAATTCCAGAAGAAAATATCAAGAAGTTTTTAACCTACTGCGATGAGAACCTTCCAAAATATGAACCAGTTTTCCATGCGGATTTTGCACTAGCAAAAGGAATGGATAAATCTCAAATAGTATTTGACGTAAGCGAACTTAAACCTCATTACGGTCCAGGATTCCCAGAGGTAGTTATCTACGACAGCATCATTGTTAAACCTTCAAACATCGCTTTGAAAGGACCTAAGAACGATGTCCTTATCATAACTACAGAAGACATGGAGTATATTGCTTTTAAATTCAAAGGAGACTTACCTATTTCAGTGGCCGAGTGGCAGATAGTAGGAAAACCAAGTATCAATGAATTTATGGGGAATAAGAAAGCGCAAATCAAAATGGAAGGTTGGATTATAAAACCAATAGATTTATAATTGACTTTGTATTAAAATTGTGATATAATAAAGTATAGAGGAAAAGGAGGGATTTCATGGCTTTTGCAAATTTACATCAACATAGTTCATATAGTAACGCAAGTACAGTGTTAGATAGTATCATCAAAGTAGAAGAAATAGCTCAGACAGCATTTGACCTTGGTTGGTCAGGAGTAGCTTTAACAGACCACAACATCATGGGTGGACATTTAAAGTTTTTAAACTCGGTAACCAAACTTAGAGAAGAAGGCGCAAAAGAGCTAGAAGTCTCCCCACACAATTTGGATGCGAAAAGAAAAGCTAATTTCAAACCAGTCCTTGGAGTTGAGATTTATCTTTCTAGGGAAGGGCTAAATGCAGAGACACATAAGCAAGGAGAAAGGTTTTATCACTTTCTCCTTTTAGCCAAGGACAAAATTGGTTGGGAGCAATTAAATAAACTAAGTCAGCTTAGTTGGGGAAGAATGTACAAAAGGCCTTCAAATAGAATGCCTAACTATATCTCTGACTTACAAAAAATAGTAGGAGAGAATCCTGGTCATCTTGTAGCTACAAGCGCTTGTTTAGGGTCTCCTCTTGGCGATAGGATTCAAGAATTTGGTAGTGCGGCAGGGGAAAGAAGAGAAGAGCTAAAAGAAGAAATACTAGGATTTATTTATACTATGAAAGATATTTTTGGTGAGGATTTCTATCTAGAAATACAACCGAACCAAGAGGGCGATCAGATAGTTTACAATGAGGGCTTAGTAGCTTTTGGACAACATACAAATACCAAGATAACAGTGGCGCTTGACTCTCACTATAAATTTAAAAAAGATAGAGAAATTCATAAGGCCTACCTAAACTCTCAAAGCGATGTAGAAAGAGAAACAGACCGTTTTTATTCTTATACATATATGATGGAAGAGAAGGAAATTAAACAGTTATTAGGACATCATCTAGATATGGATACTATCGAAGCTGGATTGAGAAGTACCATTGAAATTATAGACCAGATTGAGATTTATGAAATAACTCATTCTCCTATTATTCCTGAGATACCTTTTCAGAATAAAGAGAAGTGGGAAGAGGTTATTCATCGCTATGACCAGTGGGAATATTTTAAAAAACTATCTCATTCTAAC